TTACACTTCAGGGAGGTAATCGCGGCGCTGTTCGGACTTCTCACGCTCGCCACGGCGGTCGTAATGCTTGTCGAGAATCTGGTCACTCGCGTTCAATCGGTCCGACACCACACGGCGCGGGACATCCTCACGCCGATACGCGGTGACCCTGCCACTCCGAACGTCGTGTGGTGACCGAGCAGAGGGACACGTCGAAGCCTTCCGATTCGACGTGGCTTCACACTCCTCCGGATCGCGGTCATGGGGGCATTCCGCTCCCCGCCAGCATGGGCGGGTAACTCTGTACATCGTCGTCCGGAACGTCGACGTGGAAGCACGACCCTGAGAGGTTGTAACGAGCGGCCGACGCCCATGCTCGTCGAAAACCGACTCACGCGGTCCGTCGATGTAGTCCTGCAAGACATTAGCAACGTGATCACTGATAGCGTTCCATCGCTGTCCCTTCTCCCCGTTCTTTAGCGGCGTATCGGTCTGTGGGCGATGGACAAACTGGATGCCCGGATTATCCTGTTCAAGTTCGCAGTCATCGATATCCAGCCCACGAATCGCACCCATGCGGGCACCGGTGTGCCACAACAACAGAGCGATGACGTGGACCCGTGATGCGTACTTGTACATCTGGAGGTAGTCGAGAATCACATCGGCGCGCTCGGGGTCGAGCGTAGATGCACTCACCTCACCAGCATTGCTGATCGTCGGTAGCGGGACCTTCGTCCGAAGATCCTCAGGAACAGCATCTACCTCAGCAGCGAATCGGAGGAACGAACGGACCGTGGCCAGCTGTCCGCGGAGGGTTATGGGCTCAATCTCGTCGCGGCCCTTTCCGTTTCCTTCACGCCGCCAGACGCGATAGGCGTACAGGTCCCTGCCCGAAAGGTCGTTCAGGTTCTCAATACCCTCTTCGCGGCAGAACTGCTCGAAGGCTTCTAATCGATACTCCTGTGACTGGATCGTTGATTCAGTCAGTTCGTCCTGTCGAGCTTTGAGGTACATATCGACGGCTCGACCCGGTTCCAGCGGTTGAAGATCGTTACTCACGCCTTCTCACCTCCGCGCACTGACCGCCCATCGTCAAAGCTGCGGGCCGCACAACCTGAACAGATCGGCTTGAGAGTCCGTGCATCAATCCCGTCAGCGTCAGCTCGACAGGTGGCGCAGCTGCCGTCGTCAGAACTATTCGATTGCGATGCTTCGGTGTTCGTGCGGGGCTGTAGCCCCGTAATGGTGGATTCGCTCATGGCTTACAGAGCGCGAAGCCACCTTTTCGGGCGGTGTACCAGACCGCCCGTTCGTCACGAACCAAGGAGAGTCATCTTCGACCGAATCGGGTGCTTCGCATACGTACCAACTACCTACTGTTGCATAAATGCAACGCTGTTTCAATAGCAGTATTATATGGGGTAAGTAGAACATTACCAGTACAAACAAGATGCTATCCCATACGAGCAACCAATGAGACAGTCTGGCTCGTGGATGACAATTTGGGACGACAGAATCCTTGAGATCATCCACGAGGAAGGAAACGGCTCGCCGAAAGAACTGGAAGATCGTGATGAGATACGGATCTCGAAATCCTCAGTCTCTCGAAGACTGAAAAAACTCGCTGATCACGACCTCCTCCAACCCTTGGCAAACGGGGTGTATGTAATCACTGAGGAAGGGGAGGCATATCTGAACGGAGAGTACGACGCAGGAAAGGAGCGGTACATCAACCGTGGAAATTCCGCCGACGAGGAGAATGGAGCTGACGCCACTGACGGTCCCGGTATCAATAGCTGACGACGTTGCCCTGAATCATGTCACGCAAGCCCGCCAAATGGATGGTCCCGCTCGATGAACGAATCCTCGAAATACTGAAAGACGAAGGCTGGTCATCACCGCGGTATATCGCACAGAAAGTATCCCTTCGTGCCTCTGTGGGCCGCGTGCGTGAGCGCTGCAAGATGCTCACGTATGCGCAGATGATCGAGCCCCTAACGCCACAGTTCCAGAACTACGATATCACAGGGTATGGGCTGCGGTATTTGGAAGGAAGACTGGATGCGAGTAATCAGCCGTGGCCGTCGGCCAAGGAAGTTCTGAGAGGTTAGTATAACCGTCAGCGCCACACCCCATCAACAACCACTGTTCTTCTTACAATAAGGAGGACCAGACTATGCCGTGGAGAGACTCATTGACCAGCGATGATTTTAGATTCTGAAACGAGGCCAAACGCCTTATTAAATACATTCTCACAAGTAACGCAGGAGATACAGCACTATTTCCTCAGCGAGAGCTCGGAGAATTTAGAATCCGTGTAGTTGTCGATGTTCTCTGAGGAACATTGGATGTGGTTCTGCGTCGTCTTCTTTAGGGAGTTGTATCGAATCGCCCTCTAACTGTTTGAACTCAGAATATCCATTTCGGTCTGGTGCTTCTTTGACCAAAATCTGGTATTCATCAGAGATAGCAAGCCATCCGGTATCAAATGCCCAGTGGTGGAGTTTGCAGAGTGAAAGACCGTTCCTGATGTCATCTGCACCACCTTCTCGTTTTGGATAAATGTGGGCGGCTTCGACTTCCGGATTTCCGGCTGGCGTCTCACGGCCGGTCCCACAGATTACACAGGTGTAGTCGTATGTCTCCTTAACGAGTTCTGCAAAGGCGTGGTCGCGTGCCCGTCTCCGGCTTTCTGTGAACTCTGTAGATTCTTCGCTCAATTGTGGTTCTGAGTGAAGTGCCTGCTCTAACTCCGTTTTTTCCTGCTTTATTTCATCGGCCGTGTTAAGTCGATACCGGCCTTGCTCATCGAGAAATTCTATTTCATTTTGATCGCGTAGACGCTGCAGTTGTTGGCGAATCTTAGCCCTGATATGATTGTTATCCGGAAACTGAGTGGAAAGTCGGTGCTCGGAAAAGTCATAGATTTCTCTGAGAGTAACGACGCTCTCACCTTCCTGTTCTTGATATCGTTCGAGCTCCAGTCGAATCGCATCAATCCAGCTCAAATCATCTTCTTGACGAAGATTGTCCCGATGTACCATCTTGAATATGATTACCTCTCTACCATCTTGTTCCTTGGTATCGTAATCGAGAACATCAACAAGTCCTTGATATTCCCATTCTCCGTTACCAGATTGTTGATAGAAGAAGTGAACTGGAATACCAGAAGAGATGGCGTCAATAAGAGTAGAGTTTCCTGGTGACGATTTACTCTGGTCACCTTCTAATCCTTCACCAATATATTCAAACTGTCCTTGTTTGACTGAATCATCGTATGGACCATCTTCATTAGCGAATACCAATACATATCTCCTATCTTGGGAATCTCGCCGAGGATTGATTCCGGAGATCCGGTAGCCGAATCCCGTATCGAATATTTCTTCGATATCATCCTGCGTAAGATAGTCTCCTACAGACACTTCCTTGGGAGGGGTGTGCATAGATTTCACAAGTTAATTCTAAGACTATTAAATCACCTGCTACAATCCAATGAGACTGAATCAGAGCCTATAGTTTGAAGTTAGTCAACAATTCATCCAGAAACGCAGGGGTTCTGTATTGTTTCACCTTTAGAACCCGGTGTGCCTTCGGGTCAGGAGTCGGCCGATTTGCGTGCTCACATATCTACAATTATAATTTCTTCAACTTCGATTTCGTACGTGCCGGGTACACGCAACGTTTCAGCGATCTCTCGTTTCTGCTGAACGGTCAAGTCATCACGGGTCAATACCTCCCGGATTCGTTCGTCGATGCGCCACGAGAACTCAGCAGACCGCATGAGCGCCTTTGTCTTGTTACAGTCCCAGAACCCGGCAGCCTGCTCAATAGTGTCCGTACGATGTGCGTGCTTACCGTCTTCGCGGATTCGCATACCCTCCGTTCGTGAACACGAGGGCAAAAACGAGGTATTCTCGACTAACTCGAAACCCGATTACTGGTAAAGACCACCGCGGCCCATGACCATCGCGGCACGATCACATCAACGTTCCCACCCGATTGGTTACGAGTATGCACACGGCCAGTTCCCGCTCGTGTGCATATCGCGTCGAGCGCAACCTTCGAGCTGCAACCCCGTGGTCAATCCCCTCAGATGAAACCAAGAGCGATTAAGGACTAACCGTTTCTTTATCATACTTCCAGAGCCCCATATCGACTTCTCTGGGGGTTATCCCTTGGTTTGTTGCAATATTTCTGACCGTGTTTAGATATTCTTCGTAGATTTGTTCGTCATTTTGGTAGTTGAGTAACCAATGGGCATACTTTGTATAATTATTGGGGTCAATAAGAGTAGGATCCGCTTTTGGCAAGCTTCGCAAAACACGATAATCAATCACAGCATATGAAGTCGGATCATATACGGTCAGTATCGAAGAAGCCATGGGAACTCTAACACCCTTGATTTCAGTTAATTTGCTTATTTTCTCAGTAATACTCATATTTTGATCAAAGGCAGCACGAGTACAATTTACAATTTCGTGCTGCTGGTGTTGTTTAAGATGACGATCTAAACGGTTTCCGTCAGCCTTCCACCTTCCAATGCTACGAAGTTCCCTCCGATCAATATGTGCGGCCGGTCGTTGGTTTATAGCCTCAGAAATGTTCTTTAACCGGGGATTTGTTTCGTTTTTCCAGCTCGAACTGATTGGATCTCTATATTCAATAGGTCTCCCATCGTATTCTTTTGCATATTCACTACACCATTTTACCAAATCTAAGGTCACGCATCGCTGGTCAGTCGGTGGGATAATGAGAGTTTTGGCAGGTCTGGGAATCGACATTATCTACCTGACTTTTACCGGATCTCCCAAGACCGGCGGGCATGGCCGCACTCGCGGCCAGTCCAACTATGTTCGGAAAGATAGACATCGAAGACGCCCTGGCTGGTGTGATTTTCACCGCCAGCGCGTTCGTCACCAACGGTATCGCCTCGATCAGTCTGCTCGGCTACGACCTCGCCGCGTCTGTGTTCACCGTCCAGGGCACGAGCATCGATCTCGCGTTCCTGCTGTCACTCGTCGCTCTGGCGATGGCATACGCAACCAATCGCGTCAACGAGAGTCGTAACAAAAACTACCAGCTCGACACCGACCTCGTGGATATCGCCAAGGGCTCGGCTACTGTCGAAACGTACCTCGCGCTCGGGACGCTCGTCATCGTCCTGTTCACCGGGTTGAACATCCTCGGCGCGCAGGATATCGTGGTTGGCTCGGCCGCTATCGGTCTCACCGTCGTCGCCGTCGAGGCCGCCGGCTACTACGTCATCAGCTACCTGGGGTGAATCCGATGGACCGCATACTCAGCTATGGGCTTATGGGCGTCATCGGCATCTCTGGGTCCACAATTGCCGCGGCTGTCATCGGCACCCCGCTCCCCGTCGTCAGTCCCGCCGTCGTCGCTGGCGGCGTGATCGCCGCGCACCACGCACGGCAGAAGGACACCGCTGCCGGCGCTGACGACCAAGAGGTTCGCACCAGCGTCGAGCAGGTCGAAACCGACGGGGGACACGAGCAATGACCCGCGCTCGTTCGGTCTTGCTCGCCGCGCTCATCGTCTGTTCCGCCGTCGTCGGGACCGCTGGTCCTGCCCTCGCTCAGTCGACGGCCACGGAGACGGCAACGGACTCCGGACCAGTGACGAAAACCTTCGAGACAGGCCCGCACAAGGTCGAGATTGACTTGTTCAATGTGTCGTCTGAAACGACTATCACGGCGATTACCGACGAGTCACCCGCTGGCGATAACACGGCGATTCTGAAAAAGACCGTTAGTGGCTCTCAGAACAGTGCTCACTTCCGAAACGCCGGTGCGTATGAGTCCTTCACGGTGAAGGTAGAGGGTGCTGACGGTCCTGTGTCCATGTCGAAAGGTGGCGTCACGGATGCATGGACACCGGGCGATTCCGGCAAGTTCCTTGGAGATACGGGCGGAGACCCCGGGTTCACTTACGACCTGAGTGAGCAAATCGGGGAATCGCTGATGCCCCGGGTAGTCCAGCTGGACAGGACCGGTCTGCCGGGGACCGCAACCGTGGATACGTCGGGCACGGACGCCGCACAGACGAAATTGGACATCTACCAATCGGCGCAAAACCAGAAAGCCACTGCGGACGGCTACAAGAACACGCTCAACAACTATCTAAAGGATACATCCACTCAGGCCCGCATTATCGGCAAGAACGCCTATATCAAGTCCTTGAACAAAGGGAGTAGCAAGTCCGCGGCGAAAACCGCGGCAAAACAGGCCGTAGCGGACTACTACGCCAAGAAGCAGGTCAACCTGATGAACGAGTATGCGGTACTGGCACAGAACTACGACTACCTCCACAGTGTCGCTAACAACGAAAGCGGCATCTCATCGACTCTGGACAGCAATCAGGACACGTTCGTGGGGACGTACCACACCCATCCGTACGGCGACGGTGGTGTGATTGAATATCAGGGTCTCAATTCGGTGAGCTATACGCTCACGAACGGTAGTAGCCACACGTATCAGGCCCCGAAAGTGTTCGTCGACGCTGGCTACGATAGCGGCGACAACATCAACCCGACACTGACAGCTCACACAGCACCGAACAGTGTTGAATCGTCCGCTGGTTCTGGACGATCCAGCGTCCACCTCGAATCGCTGATGATTCGTGCCCCGAACGACAATTATCAGAACCTCAAAATCGTCCAGTGGCAGGAGTTCAACACCCTGAACTCCGAGATTCAGAGCCAGAACAGCCAGGTCCAATCCGAAATGGACACGCTGGCAGAAAACACCTACAGCGCGTATCAGGCCGGCGAAATCAACAATAGCGACCTCGTCGACCCCTACGTACTGGCAAACCAGCAGTCCGCCGGCGACGACTTCCAGGGCTGGACTGCCGCACAGCTGACGTTGATGGGACAGAACTCCCCGGAGAACTTCGACCAGATTGGGAGTTTCAACATCACCACCGAATCGGGCACACAGTACGAAGGCGTGCTGTTCTCCCAGGAAAACCCTGCCAGCGGTCAGTTTGAGGCGAATAACACGTACAACCCGGACCAGATTGGCGGCACGCAGTACGTCGTCACCAGTGACCGCATCGTGGAACTGGAGAGCAACTTCACGGTGGACGATATCACCACTACAGACGGCCAGACCGTCCAGAACGTCACAATCGAGAAAACGACGTACGAAACCTCGAACGTCACCGAACTCAAACAGCAGTACGAAGACCTGGCATACCGTCGGGCACAGATCGAGGCCCGTGAGAAGGCCCTGAAACAGTCTGCTGGCGGTGGCCTGCTCGGTGGCGGCAGTGTCCCGCCCGTTGTGGCATTAGCCGTCATCGGCACGCTGCTCGGTATCGTCGTTCTCCAGAACTAATCCACCCATGCGTTCCATTTTCCTCGTCGCGCTGCTCGTGGTCAGCCTCGGCTGCGTCAGCGCACCGACCACCGCACAGTCCGCGGGCAACCTCCCCGCTGAAACACCCGGCCCACAGCCCACAGCCAACGCCACCGAAACCACCCGCATCGACGGACAGACCGAGATTGTCGGCTCGGAGTATCTACCGGATGAGGGCATCGCCCGCATTACCCTCCAGTCAAGCGCGGTCCAGACGGTGACGATCTCCGACGCCGGCCGCTTCCAGGAAGGCGGGAAGATTCCCGTCCGAACAGTCGCTATGCGCTCGGACGACACCGCCACTATTGAGATTCCCGTCACCGAGAAGGACGGCTACGTTGGTGTCGCCATTTCCACGGAGAACACGCCACTGTACGCCGAAATCGTCCAGCAGCCCTCCGGTGGCGGGCTCGATATCCTTCGTGCGCTCTCGTCGTTGCAGGCATGGCTCGCCGGGGCAACTGTCGCGTTCATGTGGATGATCATAGCCGGCTACAACGTAATTCGCGGCGAGAACGGCCGCCCGGAGGTAGCATGAAGCCCGCACCGACTTTCCAGAACAACCGCGACCGGCTTGTCTACCTGCTTGCCGAGTACAAGCTACTCATCGGTGGGATGCTCGCCGGTGCGGCCGTGCTGTTCGCCTACTACCAGCCACAGCTGCCAACCCTGCCGACGTGGATTCCCGCCATCGCCGTCGGCTGGCTCGTCCTGGCGATTCCTTGCTATCTCGTCGGTGCGAAGATCGCCCGCTGGCTCCGCCGCCGCAACTGGGTCGAAGTCCATCACGTCAACGCCGTTGAGGATACCACCGAGAAGTACTACGTCCCGCCGGAACTCTGGCGTGAGAAAGAAATCGATGGCCCCGATCCCTACCCTGTCAACGGCGGCAGCGCGTGGGCCGTCCGCGAGTACGAGTACCTCGAAGACATCGGCCAGCTCCGCGTCAAGGGCGTCTGGCTCGAAGGCTGTCAGGACACCCAGCTGATGACCAGCAAGAAGCAGATGCAAGATATCCATGGCTGGCTCATCGACCGCGCCGAAGAACTCGCCGCAATCCGCGGCCGGTGGAGTCGGGGCAGTGTCGAGCTACAAAAGAAGCTCGTCACCGCTGACGCCGAAGCCAACGAACGCGGCCAGATGATTCAGAAAACCGCCGCGAAAGAGACCTTCGGCGACCTCATCGAAGATGGCGAAGATCCCGAAGACGCACCGACCATCCACGACCTCACCGACGCACCTGACCCCACCGCAGACGCCGCTGTGGACTATGGGCAGGACGAACCGGCTGATCAGCAACCGCAGGACCCACACTTGAACGATGACTGACGATAGCGACCTCTACACACCTGCACAGTTCCGCGAGTATCAGGACGGCTACGGTCAACGCGATCCCGACGAAGTACACCAACACGCCGGAATCGTTCGTGATGAGAAGCTATCCCGCTACCTCTCCATCCTCGAAACTCACTACGACCCGCGACACTGTGACCGGCCGGAGAAGATGCCAGGTCAGGCCAAAGACCTCTCGCACGTCCGGGATATCGTCCGTATCGAGGGGACCGAGACGGCACGGCGGGCCATGGCGAATGGCGATATGCAGTCGTTGAAGCACTTCACCGGTGACGCCGGCCAACGGGCCGATATCTCGGGGATCAAGGCCATCGACCAACTCCGCGCACAGATGACCGGCCCCGCGCCGATGTTCTACGAGTGGGCCGAACCCGGTACTGGCAAGTCGAACTTCGCTTGTCTACTCGGACAGCTCTGGAAGGAACAGCAACCCTCGGACGCCCTAGTCGCATCGAACATTCGAACGCTTGAAGAAACTGATGAGTGGACCGACTCGGAGGGGGACCACCGCGACGGCTGGCTGGCGAACTACGGCGAGCTGAATGAGTGGCTGAAACAAGACGGCGACCCGATGCACAATGAACAGGTTCCGAAACTATTCATCTTCGACGAAGCCAGCAGTAATGCCGGCGGAAGTGGATCGGACGGCTATGAGACGAAGACCAAGCTCGGGCCGCTCACGTACAAGATCCGGAAGTACGGTGGGTCACTCATCATCATCGGCCACGACGGCCGCGACGTGCATCCACTCGTTCGGGAACTCGGTGTGTGCGTCCACAAGGAAGGGCTGAAAGAAGCGACCTTTTACGAAGACGTGCGGAACCGGAAGGGCGTCAACCCGATCTTCTCCGTGTCCGGTATCCCCGAAACAGACTGGCGCTACGACGACAAGGAACCGACTACGTGGTCGTGGTCGAGCGGCGAGGATGACGGTGACGAGGTGGACCCGGAAGACCTCTCTCGAAAACTCGCGATCTACACGGTCATCACGGCCAAGGAATCTGAGCCAGACAGACCAAACCACGAAATCGCCAATTTCGTGCCCTACAGCGCCGAATGGGTCCGTCAGCGCTGGAACGAGTATCAAGACGATGGAAAGCACCGAAACGTGGTTGGTGAGGTAACGGAGCTAACCGCATGACAGCGCCGGTATTCGAGCAACCCAACAACAACCAACCCCCCGACGTAGCCCTGTTGTTGGCCCATGGCGTGCGCTCGCGGTGCGAGCACACGCGAGCCATGGGCAACGGCCGCGAACAGTCCGGAGGAGTATCTATATATGACGCACGCGAGGTGCGCGAATGAGTCGGAGCCATAAGGCCAACCACTACGGCACGCTCGTCGAGCGGAAAGCCGCCGAGAGGTTCGATCTCGAATTAGATCGGTGCAGCTGGCACGACGCGAAGCGGCCAGACGGAACGCCGGTCGAAATCAAGGCCGCGATGTATCGGCACACAGATGGGCAACCGGGAACGTTCAAACTCTACGACCAGTATCACGAGAAACTACGAGCCTCAAACGGGTGGTACATCTTTGGCGTATATCGGATTCGTGGACGAGGTGTAGAGGTGTTGGAGTGGGAAATGCGCCATTCCTCGCGGTTGCCAGATCTGGATTGGCATGGTGGAGGTAGCCACCGCAAATCATTGCAATCCAAGATTAATATCAATAAAATATTTTTTAGCTGGTGAGAAAGATTCACAGCTGTCAAGTCACTCTCGTGATTGTATAGGATGACGTTTTAATATGAATGAAGTGTAACAGATAGCAGTTACATATAGGTAGAAGGCCATGTCAGAAAATGACCGCCGCATTTTATGCGATACTGTAATATTAATAAGTTTATTCATAATCTTTCACAACGGTGTAGTCCAAGATTTAAATAAAAATACGATATTTATGTTCTCACATTTGGATATGCTTCCAAATATGGTATATTATGATTCGTGGAAAGTATTAGAGAACCAACTATACCAGAGTGGGAACTCCACTTCAGCAGGGAATATTCCTTCGGACATGGTCAGTGATCTAGTTTGGTATGCGGTATCAGGCTTATCAGCAATGGTGGGTGCACTTATTACATTCTCAATTACAGCGATCGGAGCGTTCGTTGCAAATTTTGCGTGGAATAAATTCAATGTCCCAAATCTAACATTAGTATCTCCAGCAGTGCAGACCAAACAAATGAGAGACGGCGCAATACGTCAGAGGTTTGAAATAAAAAATACAGGACGCAGTAAAGCAAATAACTGTAATGCTATAATCGAACTGTTTGGTTCATACCCGAATGAAGAAGGTAAATATGTATACTCGTATTTTCCAGCCGGATGGGTTCGTGCTATCGATCAAACTCAAGAAAGTAAGTTAGGAGAGTTAAAAAGCGAATGCAATATCGGCCGGAATGAGTCTACATTAGTTGATATTGGGAAGATAGACATAGTGGAGGGGACACAGTATATGACATTTGAAGATCTTACTTCCGAAGAAGATATCGTTGCCGTCAAAATTACCCAGGATGCAGATCAAGATATTGTAGATAGAGTGAAACGGGAGGCTGTACTTCTACCGAGAGATACTGACTTTATTGATGGAGTTGAAACTAAAAACAGGTTCACAATTAAGGAATTGCAGAATATGTGCTGGTGCAAGTGTGAGATATATTTAGAGTGTCAAAACGGCTGTACAAAAACATATGAGCTAACATTTGAAGAACCCAGTAACGATCAAGCACCGGCAATCAGAGCAGAACCAGATTGATTATAGGACAGGCCGGTTCTCAATAGTGACCTGCTCTCTCTCTTCCAACAGAGTAACAACCTCCCGTAATTCAGTAGGATCCACATCCCACTGTTCTTCAAAATATTCCGGTCGAACAGACCCCTTCCACTGTAATATAATTAATATGAAATCTGATAGGTTCTCATCTTTTATATCTTCCAGTTCATCTGGAGGGGGAACCTCCGTCGTATCTTCTCCATGGTAGTCGATTACTTTCATTGTAGGTTCTCTTGTTCGTTCTTGGTTAATCTTTTTGCCACACTTGTTATTCGTTATACACAACCATGCAGTGGTACATGGTCTTACTTAGATCATCCCCGTTATGTACGACTATGGTTAGACTATTGTTAAACTGTGACTCAGGTCTGACAAAGCATCCATATGTGTGGTAATTTGATGACTGGTAGGTAGTAATGTTAACGCATGTCGTTCCTGAGGTGTTTGCCCTGTGGCTTTCATGAATTTCTTTCGGTGACGGATACACAACAGAGGAGCCATCATAATCTACTTCGACGTATGAGTCCGCGACATCTGAATTACCTCCATCAAACCTTATTGAGATCTGCTTCAAGCAACCCTGTCCAGAATAACTAGTAACCTGCTGTCGTCCACGGGTATTCCCTCGCGATAGCATCCCCGATTGGTATTCACACTTGACCACCATGTGCCGCGTGTTAACAACCACTCATCAAATATTTTTTCATTTCTGGCAACAAGTAGTTAGTTTGCTCCAGCGTGAATCCTCTGAGAGGTTGCGGTGTATTTTGGAGAAGTGGCCTTAGCCACACGACTAAGGGGAACCCGGAAGCCTGCGCACCGGGTTCCCCCTGGTCGCGCGGCTGGGTGATGTGACCAACGGGAGCGAACCCAGCCGCGCGACGCGCGATTTTCGGGGAAAGCGAACAGAATTGCCGCAAAATCAGTGTGTTGGACAGTGATGCCTCTATGCAGGTGGCGCGCTACCCGCCGCGCCACTCGTCAGCTGGCGGGCAGCCGGCCGCCCGCCACGCCTCGAAGTCGAAGTCCTCGCGGCCCTTCTCGGCCGCCCGCGCTTCACGCAGGTAGTCGCCGGAGCGGTATGCTGTCTCGAAGGCTTTCGAGAGATCGCGGAACCGCTCACGGCCGGTCTCCGCGGTCTCAACGACGACGTGAACGCCGTAGGTATTCTCCTCGACACACTCGGTGTAGGCCGTCTGGATTTCACGCATGATGGTCTGTGCTTCCTCGAAGTCGGCAGGCGTGTAGCCCACCTTCAACAGTTTCCGGCAGTCGTCAGCGTCGGTTTCTGTGATTGCATACTCCCGACGGATTCGCGCCCACCGTGACCGAGAGCGTTCTTCAGCAGCGTCGGCCAACTCCATCGTGGCGCTCCCGATCTCCTGCTCGAATCGCTCGCCCGCTACACGGACTCGTTTCAGTAGCTCCTGCTGGATCTTCTTCGAGGACAGTTCCATCTCGCCGTAGGTGTGCTCGATCAGTCCCTCCATCCGCTGGATGACAGTCCGAATAGTCCGGTACGTGTAGCCGGTCTTCTCGGCTGCCTTCTGTGGCGAGACCTTCCCACCGTCGGTGAGTAGCAGTTCCGTCACGTCGCGGTCGGCAGTAGTCATGTCGCCCCACAGCTGCATCACGCGATGTTCCTGGTCGTCTTCGATTTTCGGTAGCGGACACTGGACGAACTTCCGGGCTTCCGTCGTATCCCGGATGTTCCAGAACGGATCGAAATCCACGAACACATTGCTCTCGGCACTTGTCGCCAGCCCACACCAATCCAGACAGTTCAAGATCGTCTCTTCCAACTCGCGCCGGGCGTCGTCAAGGTCGTCCCACCGAACGGTCTGCTCGGTTCGGCTGGTCTGGTAGGACACCTCGAATTTCGGATGATACGGCGCCTGATCTGGTTCGTAGTTGTCCGGGTGGTTCGGGTAGTAGTGCTTGAGTTCCTTCCCCAGCCCATGCCCACGGACCAGCTGGTCGGCTTTCTCGTCTTCGACCGTGGCGGTGACGTAGTAGCCGGGCAGTTTCGTGTTGTCTTCGACGTGCTTGCGATACCCCGAGCGGTCACCCTGAATGAGTGTGTGACAGCGTGCTATCGGTCCATCCGGCGCGTACAGCGGCCCGCTGTCTTCGCGGTGTAACCGGACGTAGTAGGCCAGATCGTTGATGTGGCTGTCCGGGTGTGGCTGGTCGAAGTACCGCGCGGCAATCCCGTAGGCATCCATCACACGCTTCACGAGCGACAGATAGCGCTCGTGGGGAATGTTGGACGCCTGTACCTGTACGTCGATGTAGGGCTCGCCGTACTGGGGCACGGAGACAGGTTCGCCGTCGGCTGTAAGATTCGGCCACCGTGGGCGGACGGTGATCGTCCCGCCTTTCACGCGCTTGTCCCGATCTGCCCGCTTCCCCTCGTACGTGGGCGAATCCTTCGCGACGAAGTAGAACTGGAACTCGCGGACGTTCTGGATCTGGAACTCCGGATTGTCCCAGGCGTCCAGCCCGCTCTCGGAGTAGTCGAAACAGGTGGCCCATGTCTCACCTGCGAGTTCCACGTCCCGTGTGGGTTTGCCTTCGGTCTCCCACCGATCTCCCCACTCCTTGATGAGCGAATCCATCGCGTAGTAGGGTTTCAGCCCGTAGTCCGGGACGCCGGGGTCGGGATGCACACCAATCGTAAAGCGCACGTCGCCCTCATGAGGGGCGCACTTGAGGTGCCGCGACATCCCTACCTCTCGTCCTCGATCTCCGCGACGGCCTGCTCGACTTCGGCCTGACTCTGTGCGAGAGGTTGGTGGTTTGTCCAGTCGAACTGAAGGGGTTCACCCGCTGATACATCGTACAGCCGGGATGCTCGGACAAACCACGTCATGCCGAAGTCACCTCCACTTTCTCGCGGGCTCGACGGAGTAGATTCCCGACAGTTCCGGGCGAGCGGCCAGTCTGGCGGGCGTACTCGCGCGGCCCATACTGGCCCATGCCCACAGCCTCGTACACTTCTCGTTCGGCGTCAGTCAGCGGCGACAGGTCCGGTTTGTAGTCGAAAAGAGAGGACTGGGAGCTCACCGCCAGTCACCTCCGAAACACTCCGGGTTCCCACAGAGTTTGTAGTGTGGCCGATATGCGGCAATAGGAACCTCCGTGAAGTCCGCGTCACTTCGGTAATCGGCTTCGGGACAGGCGGGTGTTGGCTCGTCAGCGTCCGGATCGGGACGGTGTAGCGTGTCCGCGTACTGCGAACGGTTCCGCACGCCCTTCTCAGGCAGCGTAGTGGGCGCTGACGCCTTACTCATCGTCCGCACCTCCGAATCGCAAAATCGCCAGACGGCGGCTACCCCCAACAAGATGCTTGTTGAACTCAGAATTTAGCGCGGGTGTCTTCGCACCCCGATTCCGCCGTTCTCCACCCGCTCGCACACCTATCGCTGCCGGTTCGTATCGGATACGATTCAGGCAGAAACTGGATGGGCCCTGCCGGTTTCGCGGTTCCGTCATGCGGTTACTAAAAGTAATTCGGTGAGTCATTG